ATAGAATCAGAGTCTTACACCTCTACACCTTCGGATTCCAAATCCGAATTATCAGATGGCGGGGATGGGGTAGAGGGATCGAAGGCTTGAAAGCCCCTGTTTACGGGCATCTCAGAGGATCGCTAGCATTCATCGGCATTCTGGCACACAAAGGGCTTGAAACCCGCATGAATACTGGACGGGAGGGGTGTTCAGGCCCGACTGGGGGGGTGGCTGGTTCTGGCACAGGACAAGTCCACCTACCTTTTCGATTTTTTTTATTTTTTTCCCCCCTACATTTTCGCTCTGAGTCATCTCTTAGCGGACTATTAGCGGATGATTGGCTGCTTATCGTCCCTCTCGCTTTGGGGCTTCGGGACTCGCTACGGTAATACCAGGAAGATTAAGACAAGATTAAACCTAACCCGTTATAAACAGGTGGCACGGTTAAAAAAACCGTTGATTCTCTCGTTTATCTAGGCTGGTGCTCGAAAGCTACCTGAGTTGGTCGCAGGGTGTTTTAGTCCCTCTTGCCTCATTTGCCACGTTTATCTGAGTTGGTCGAATCTACCGTCTCAAGGGCTGGGTAATGGCCCCGGGTCTTTGTTGAAGAGAATAAAAAAGCCGCTTAAATCTGCATCTTGGTGAAGGAATCCCACTACCGGCTTCAAGGCGAAAGTGGAATCAAGATGCAGACTTAAACGGCTTACTTGTCCTTCACGACAACGCCCTCAATTTATTCCTACTTTGTCATCTGAGCAAGCACCTTGTTCAAAAACATGTGTGGAATTATCATCCCCACAGGTAATAACCCTGCAAAACCCGTTTGCTGATTTTTTTTTTCAATTTCCGTAAGTTTTTTCGTCTAACGGTTTACCCATAGGGAAGCATGAAGTTAAGCGAATACAAGCCGCGATTATTTGGTGAGACGCTGCACAACCGTAGTAAGCGGTGGGTGGTGTTGGTCTGTCATCGGCGTGCGGGTAAGACGGTCTCGGCATGTGTGGAGTTGGTGCTGGGTGCGTTAGAGACGGAGTTGGAGAACCCTCAGTTTGCGTACCTTGCGCCGTTTCGAGAACAGGCGAAGAGGGTAGCGTGGACGTACCTGAAAGAGTTGACGCGAGAGTTTTGGGTTGGAAAACCTAATGAGAGCGAGTTAACGATTAGCGTGCAGAGTCGCGGCGGTGTAGCGAAGATATTTGTGGGCGGTGCGGATAACCCTGACTCGATGCGCGGGTTGTATTTTGACGGTGTGGTATTGGATGAGGTGGGCGATATGCGTCCATCGGTTTGGTACGCCGTCTTGAGGCCTGCTTTGGCTGATCGGCGCGGTTGGGCCGTGTTCTGCGGGACTCCGAAGGGGAAAAATTTCTTTTGGAATATGCGTGAAGAGGCGAGGCTTAATCCTGAGACGCATGTATTTTTGGAAGTTAAGGCGAGTACGTCAGGGTTGTTGCATCCAGAGGAGTTGAGGGATGCGAGGGCGCAGATGACGGAGGATGCCTACCTTCGCGAGTTTGAGTGCAGCTTTGATGCTTCGATACCAGGAGCGATCTGGGCGAAAGAACTTGGCAAACTGTTTGATGCGGGACAGGTTCAGAACTTTCCCATCGACAAGGATTTGCCAGTTGAGGTTGTTGCCGACTTGGGGTTCACGGACAGTTGCTCCTGGTGGGTGTGGCAGACAACATCAGAGGGTTACCGGCTGATTGACTTTTACGAAGCCAACAGCCAGCCGATCAGTCATTACATAGAGTGGATACAGGCGCTGCCGTACAAGGTTGCGGATGTGTGGTTGCCGCACGATGCGAAGGCCAAGAGTCTGCAAACCGGTAGGTCGATGGTTGAAGCGTTCTTGCAAGCGGGGATCAGGCCGCAGCTGGTGCCTGACATGAGTTTGCAAGACGGGATCGAGGCGGCACGGCAAGTGATTCCGATGTGTTGGTTTCAGGAGACAGCGACCTATGAGGGCTTGGAGCATATCCGTGGCTATTGCCGCGAGTGGGATGAGAAGGCGGGAGTATTTCGACTCAAGCCGAAACATGACCAACACAGCCACGCGAGTGACTCCTTTAGATATTTTGCGATTGTGGCAAAGAAACTCAAATCACAAAAATCGCGTCAGTTTTCCCAGACGGTGATCGATGTTGCCCCTGCCGAACAAATCAATTATCAGTTTTGTCTCGATGACATTTGGGACACAGCGCCGAAACAAAGCACAAGGATAGGATAAATCATGGGTCAATTTAATGACGGACTAGAGCAGCCTGATGACAACACCCCAGCGGGTCTTGCGATCAGGTGGAATAAAGAGATTGAGGCTTCGGGCAAGGAATTGCTCAAGTGGCATGAGGACAGCCGCAAGGTGACACGCCGGTATTTGGATCAGCGTGACGGGTTTGAAGAGGGCGAGAGCCGTGTGAACCTGTACTGGTCAACCATTGAGACGATGAAGGCAAGTTTGTATGCCAGACCGCCCAAGGCTGACGTGAGCAGATCGAATTACGATGCCCAGGATGATGGGGCGAGGGTAGCTGCCACCATGCTCGAGCGCATTCTCAACTCAGGGCTTGAGGAAGACGGCTCAGACTTTGATGCGGCGCTTAGAAACGGTATTTTTGACTGGCTAACAGTCGGCATGGGTCAGGTTTGGTTCAGGTATGAGGTAGAGACTGAACGCCAGATGGTCCCTGCGATGCTGCACCCGATGACGGGCGAGGAAATGTCGCCTGAGCAAGAGTTTGAGGTGATCAAGACCGAAGATGTTGAGACGGACTATGTGTTCTGGCAAGACTTTTTCTTCTCACCCGCCCGTATATGGGAAGAGGTGCGTTGGGTGGGTCGGCGCAGCTACCTGACCAAGGACAAGGCTGAAAAGCGGTTCGGCAAGATCATTGCTGCCCAACTGAATTACGCCAAGAAGCCGGCCAAGAAGACAACTGACAACCAAAACACGCCCCAGAATGAGCCATGGGACCGCGCCGAAGTGTTTGAGATTTGGAGCAAAGACGATAAGAAGGTTTATTGGTACTCCAGAGGCGTGGATGTGGTCTTGGATGTGAAAGATGACCCGCTTGGGTTGGATGACTTTTTCCCGTGCCCCAAGCCCGCGATGATGAATGCGACCACATCAAATTTCATGCCGCGTTCGCTGTACATCTTTGCGCAAGACCAGTTCGATGAGTTGGATATTCTGAATACCCGCATCAAGTACCTGACCCAAGCCTGTAAGGTGACCGGCGTGTACGACAAGAGTGCCGAGGGTGTGCAGAAGCTATTCACCGAGGGCATTGAGAACAAGCTCATTCCGGTGGACAACTGGGCCATGTTCGCAGAGAAGGGCGGCATCAAGGGTCAGATTGAGTTTGTGCCCATTGAGATGATTGCCAAGGCTATTGAGTACCTTCGCATGCAGCGCGGTGACAAGACCCAGCAGATTTATGAGGTGCTTGGCATTAGCGACATTATGCGCGGCTCAAGCAAGGCGAGTGAGACCGCGACTGCCCAACAGATCAAGGCTCAGTTCGGCTCGACCCGTTTGCAGTATTACCAGTTTGAGTTAGCACGCTGGGTGCGCCATGCTCTACGCATCAAGGCTGAGATTATTGCCACACACTTTCAGGCTGAGACGATTGTCAAAATGTCCAACATTGAGTACACGGCAGACAAGGAGCACGTCCCCGCCGCGCTACAAGTGATTGCACAGATGGGCATGGATCAGTATCGGGTCAATGTCGATGCCGACACGATGGCCGCAGTCGATTGGGCACAGAAGAAAGAGGATAGTGCCGACTTGCTAAACGCAATGGGTAACTTCATCGCGCAGATGACTCCGGTGATCCAAGGCGTACCAGGCGCTGCTCCCTTTGTCTTGCAGATGATGCAAGCCCTGCTGTCGGGCGTGAAGGGTGCTAAGTCCGTTGAGAGCATCTTGGATCATGCGATTGCCGCTGCAAGTCAGCCAGCACAACCGCCACAGCCAAGCCCTGAGCAGATTGCTGAGATTGAGAACACCAAGGCTCAGACAGTTGAGCGCCTGGCACACGCCGACAAGATGAAGGTTGAGGCTATGTCGGCTAATCCGCAACTTGAGCAGCAGAAGATGCAAGCTGAGATGCAGATGAAGGGTGCAGAGGCTCAACAGAAGATGGAGATGGAGCAAGCGATGGTCAATCAAAAGATGAGTGCCGAGGCAAATAAGACTCAGCACCAGATGATGCTTGATCAGCAAAAGGCAACACAGGATATGGCGATTGCCCGCATGCAAGCCCAAAACAAAGTGATGCAGCAGCCCAACCCCAACATGCCCGCGGCCCGGGGCGCAGGGGTAGGCGGTCAGCGTCCAAGCGTTGAATAACCCCAAGGAGAGTAAGCATGAGGAAAGTTGAAATAGGCACTGAAAAATATACAACCGTGTTTGCGGCTGACCACCCTGAGCACAATGCAAACCATACTTATCAAGTTCTATCGGCGGTGGATCATTCCCTTATTCAAACAGTCCAGTTTCAAAAAGGCGCGATCAAAGAGCACGGCGTGAACGGCGTAATGAACGAAGATTTGAT